CTCAAGCCTGTTCTGCCCTCTGTCCGAAAATATGAAATTGTCCTTGTTCGACGAACCATTGTAGTATTGCCTCAGAGACATCGGTGTTCCGTCGTCGTTCTTTGTGCTTGTGAAACCTGCACATATGGCGAACTTCTTGCTAACGGCCTGAACTATCACAGGCTTTGCCGTAAGTGGAATCTCGTCCCTAAGTTCTGACAATATCGCGTTTCCTACGGCATTTGATTCCGTCTCCTGCTTAATCCATATATAGACGTTATTCGAATCCGAAGCGTCTGCATACCTGTATCCATATGTTCCTATTGAGCCTATCGAAGGATTAATCCACTTTCTCGGATTTCCAAGTTTCTCTATGCCAAGATTCCACAGCCACTTGTAAAAAGTCGTCATGTACTCCATGTTGTTCATGACGACGCAGTCGACTATGTCGGAATAGAACTTCTCCTTTATCTTCGCCGTGAAATTATCCGCAGTTATCGTCCTTCCTGAGCGTCTGAAGTGGGCTGGTGCGTTTTTCCTAATCTGCTCGACTGTCTCAGGTTCCGTAGGTATTGACGACTTCTCATAGTTCGTGCATCCGTAGAAAAACGTCTTGTTACTCGGAACATTTGCGTAAAGGGAATCGTCTTCTCCGAGATACGCCCCTATTATCGGCTCGTTTCCATACGGGTTTCCGTCTGCATACGCGAATATCGAGTTGCTATACGTCGTGTCGAGTTCCAGTATGTCCATGAGCGTAAGCTCCTTCTGACCACGACCATCCTTGACAAGTCCGTCTATTCCGACGACGAACTGCCTGTTGTCTATGTCATGGTTTCCAATCTCCCCATCGTTTCCGTTGGAAAGAAGGTAGACGACGTGGACAATGTCTCCTTGCTTCAGCATCGAGCCATGTATTCCGTCACCGAACTCGATTTCATACTTCTTGTTTTCGTTCAACCTAAGAGCAAACTTGTTGTCTGTCGGCGTGAGAATTGAGTCGTCTGTCGTGTCGATGTATATTCCGTCCGTGACTGGTGCGAAGTGTATTGTGAAATAGCTTCCGTTTCCAAGCGGTCTCTTAACATATACCTCTATGTTCGGATACGATACGAATTCGCTTTCGCCGCCCTCCACGTTTATCTTGTCGAGAATAAATGTCTCATTCGCATCGCCCTGTGCGTCGAACGACTGCGAGTAGTGTTTCCACCTTCCGTTGACGAGGCTTATGCTGTTCGAGCTGTTTCCGTTTATGTAGAAATAGTCTGTAGTGGAGAACGATATGTTGCGTCCGAATGAGTCGGTGTCGGAAAGGGTTATCGTGGAATATTTCGGAACGACGAGGAAGGACAGGTCCTTCGACTTCGACACGGCGTTGACCGTCACGGTGGAAGCCTTGTATCCGGCCGGCGAATAACCAAGGAACTTCACGAGCCTCGATATGTTGCTGTATATGTTGGAGTCCGACATCATGCTCTCTGCGGCGGACTGGTTGAGGTTGAATGAAAGGGATTCAAACATCGCCGAGATTATGTCTATGAATATGGAGAGGTTGCTTCCCTCATAGATGTGGTCGGTAAGCTCCTTGTCCTCGCTCAACTTCTTGTTGATGAGGTCTTTCATCGAAAAGGCGTCGAACCTAAGAAACGGATAGTTGTTCTTTGAGGACTTCGCCATCGACTTTGCGACGAGGCTACCAGTCTCCTTTGATATTGACTTCTCGCTTATTGATGCCATGACTGAAATTCTATTCCGAAAATCGAACTTTTATCTTTCATTATTTAGAGTGTCCATGCTAAATAATGAAGATGGGCAACGTCAGGATTAAACTCTCTTCCACAAAGAAAATAAACAACGTTAACATCTACTCGGATGTCGACGTTACCTCAGACTACCTGTCGAAGACGCTGTACGACCGTGCTGCAATTAGGTCGTCGATAAAAAACATACTCACATGGAAGCCATACGAGAGAATACTGAACCCGTCGTTTGGAAATGCACTGTGGAACAACTTATTCGAAAACATTGGTCAGACATCGAAAAACGATATAATAAATACAGTGAAGAAAATGCTGTCGGCCGAACCTAGGATAAAAGTCGGCAAAATAGACGTTTCTGCAAATGCCTCGGCAAACGAAATTTCGGTGGCATTTTCATATACAATTCCGGATTTAGACGAAAACGAAGAACAGTACGAAATTACGATTGCAAAGCAATAATGTCAATCGAACATTTTTGTTTTCATTGAATCCAATGCACAGTATGGTCTATATAAATCCATTATGGAACGGAATGACTTTTCCTTGCCGTCGCTGGCATAATGATTACGAATAGCAGTTATAAGATAGTCTCCGTCGAGATGTTCGTACATTGTACCAGGATATTCGTTGAAAGTCAAAAGAATCTGGCTTCCAGCTCTTCTTCCAATACTTCCGTCCGACTCTGCACGTATAAAAGCCGACTTGAATATCGCTTCAGTGAAAACGTCGTAGAAACTTGCGTTCTGTCTGCTTATGCTGAAAGTCCTCTCATACTTGTTATCCTTGAACTGCTTCGCATTTCCAAGCACAAGCTTCAGCTTGCTGCTCAAATTGCTGTCAAACTCATCGTCATGCTGTATGAATGATTCTCCGTTCTTTTCCTTTATGGTTGTCGTAAACTCGTTTTTCAGGTAGTCGTAGTCGATAAACTTGAGATTGTCCATCATCTCAAACAAAATTGCCTGGTTTCCGGAAGTTTTCACAGACGCCCTTGAATCAAGTCCGACCTTACCACTTCCATTGAGCGAGCTTACGGACATATCCTCTCTAAGAACCTTTATATCCTGGTTCTTTATCTTCGTATCGACAGCAGACTTCGTCCCAACATCCTCGAATTTCCAAAGAACATACTTTTGCTTGGTCTGGTCATATACTATTCTGCAATACGTCTTTCCGTCATGCTCTTTGAAGTCGTAATCAAATATCTTCCTGTAGACATAGTCAAGTGCTGTCAAAAGGTTGTCGTTCTCACTTGAAACATATGGTATCTCGACATTTATTGTGATGGATTCAGTATCAAGCTTGTCGGAAAGTCCAGCTGCCGCAAACATGTCAGTAAGAAGCTCCTTCAAAGGTTTCGTGCTCTTCTCAAACCCCTCGTATGTCGAAACATTCATCATGTTCGATATGAACTTCAAATAGTCTATGCTGACGAAGTTTATCTTGACCTTAACAAACTCGGACTCTCCGTCGTCGATTGTGTCGATGCCGGTCACGAAAACCTCTTCGTTGAAGTTTTCTCCCTCCTCCGGTTCAACAACATTATCCGAACCTGGAATATCACTTCCATTGACCACACAGAACTGAACTTTTCCATAGACAATTGGCATGTCTATCATGTTCCTAAGAAGCGAGCCACGCCTTTGGTCAAGGTATTCTATGCTTCCTCGGAAAAATGGATACGCAAGCGTCGAGTATATGTCTATGGCAGTAACTTTATTCTCGTCCAATTGCGTAAAATTGAGGTTATTGTTTATCGACCCCTCAATATCCTTGGAATCGCTTCCCCACGAGAAGTGAATGTCGATGAGATAGTTTCTTCCGTTGACGATATTAAGCATCAGTAGACTTCTTTCCTGTTATCATATCCATGATGTAGTTCATGTGCTGTTTTGGAAGAAGAAGAAGTTCTCTACCACCTTCTAGTGGTTCAAGAACATCCTCTATGTGGTTAATCTTCGCAATAAGCCACCAATAGTGGATTGAACCATATTCCCTATAGGATATGAACCTGAGGTTGTCTCCGCTTCGGCAGCGGTATTTCATCATCTGCTCCGAACGAAGCTCCTCTATACCATCTATCGAAACACCATCGTTCAGATTGAAAAAGGTGACAACGCTTCCATTTGTCTCCGTCTTTTCCTCTACCGTGAAGAAGTTCGTCATGTCGAACTTGTCCGGCTGGTAGTCGTAGTCTTCAACTTCGCTTAATTTCATATTACAAAACTCCTTTATTAGCCACCGCTTGCATTGAAGTTCGCAACAAGCTTCGCAAGCATGTGGCGAAGCTCCTTGCCTGTCGAAGGAACAGTATTTCCATCATGGAGAAACGAATCTATGAAATTCCACATGTTCGGAAGAAGAGGACGAAACACCAAGTCAACCTTGTAGTAGTCTGGTACATGGGAAATGGCGTTCGGGTTTATGTCTATTCCACATATCGATTTGAAGAGACTGCAAAGTGTATCTCCGTTTGCGTTTGTGCCGCACTGTTGCAATGAAGTCACCCTTCTCAGTTTTCCTTGTGCTGTCACCTGGAAACCGCATGTACAATATTTGTACCTAACTCCGCCTGGAATTTCTATATCATAAAGATAAGGTGGACGAAACATCACATAATCGGTCACAGCCTGCGTCGTAGCTCCAAAAGACCATATGAACGCAAGATTTGTCAGCATGTGTTCTAGTGTGTCGTTGTAGATATTGAAAGAATAGTTCAACGGCGCAAAACCGTCGTCACCAACTTTGTCAGGACTCCACTCTATCGGGTTGTTCCACACTGTTCCACCAAAACCGATGTTTCTCGCAAGAGAAATCAATGCATTGGAATCTTCCGTAGCACCATTCAGACCCCATCCAACCTTGAAAGCACTCGCTCCGCTTGACTTGAGTATCGGTGCATTATTACCGAAAAACGGCAATTTACAGGTAAGGGTGTAGAAACCAGAAATGCCGGCAAGAAGCTGTGCTTCTGAAAAATTGTGCATTCTGTATTCAGGTTGAACCAACGTGGTCGCAAGAATCTGATATAAATTACCGCCACTAGCATCTTTTGGAAGAATCTGCATTGACTTGAGCGCATTCACTATATTCGTGTTCCAACTATCAAGAACGGACTCCATATCATTTTTCTTACCTATAGCGGACCACGCATTTCCAAGTCCCTTCAACGCATCGCTTATCGTCTTGTAGGTGTCTCTCACGTTTTCTGCTACATGTATACCGTTAATCTTTAGATATGGCTGTGATGCTAAAAACGGATTTCTAGCAGTTTCGCTTATCATTGCATAAAGGTCTTTGTTGTTGCCCTCGTTTCCACCGAAAAGCGAAGATACTCCATTGATAACGCTGTCAACTTTGCTCGTTATCGACATAACCTGGTTCGCCGCAGTGCTGACGACACTTTTCACTGCGGTATTTATCAGATTTCCAACTATTCCGCCAGAAGAATTTTCCTTGTAGAAATCCAAGCACTTGCCGCTGTTGGAGTCGTCGATTGACTCATATCCATAATATGAGCCGTTGTTTATCATGTTGAAATAGAGATTTCTCTTTAGGGAACGGAGAAAAGAATCCGGAAACCAGGCAGGAGTCGGAACCTCTATCATCTTATATGATACGCCATTCTCCTCCGCCGTCATTCCGACGCCTCTTGCATCGAAATCGGCATAATTGCTTATTCCTACACCAACCTGTTGAAAATAATCTGCCATTGTTAAATCCTCTTACTGTATTATCCTATCCTATCAACTTCGAATTTTGTATCCGGTATCGGCATGTATATCGTCTGTGTAGACGGCATCGACGAAGAAGATGACTGCAACGAAGTCTCAAGACGGTCGAACCTCTCAATCATTATCTTTCTGTTTTCAAGAACCTCTCCAACAACATTCCCATCTACATTCTCACCGTTCTTTTCTCCATTTTTGCTTTTTGTCGAATCAGTCTTATCAGTATTGTCTACACCATTTTCGTCGGGTGACGCAGATGCTGCTGCAATAGCCTCATTCATGCGTCTCATTTCTTCGATTCTATCATCCCTACCGGAAAGATAATAACTTAGCAAATCTTCGGCTTTTACATTTCCAAGTTGCGTAGCACCCTCTACACCTTTGTCGTTTTCCTTGAAACCATCTATGAGTTCCTGGAAATTGGCAAGAAGTGCTTCATTGTCGCTATAAGATTCATCGAGAATATGCAATACATTTTCGTTGTTCAGTCCAGCCCTCTGTATCGCAAGTTCAAGAGACTTTGAATCGGAATACACGCCAGTATTCAAGGAAGTGGTTGTCTTTTCGACAGCATTGAAGACTTCCGTCTCCACCGTTGGTTCATGTACAGTCTTACTCTCATCGTTCAATTCCGGCACAACAACCATTTGCTGTGAAACGGTGACTTTTTCATTGTCGGTCTTGTCAGAATTCGAAGCAGAATTGATTGTCGTTTCGGTAGTTTCGACTTTTTTCGTCTTCTCGGTGCTGAACAAAGAAACAAAGCTGTCGAAAGCGTCTCCTATAAAATTGAGAAGTCCACCCCCATTTTTTGATTCCGCTTCGCCGACAGAGGGTGTATTTGTTTTCTCCACCGCATTTTTGTCGTTGGACATATTGACTGTGGAAGACTGTATGGAATCGGACTTTGTGTTTTCATCTGCTGACGAAGAAGCACCGTCTTTTGAAATATCAACTATTTCCGGTTTTCCGGTCTCTATTGCAGTTGTATTCGCCGTTAAACCATTGTTCGTGGATTTTTCTGCATTATCGGAGCTATTGTTCGAAGTTTCATTATTGTCTCGCTCCACGGTCGAAGTAGTTTTGCTGTTCTCGTTAATCGTCCGTATGACATTACCGAATTTATCGTCAACCATCTTGGACATCATCGACGACATACCATCCACGGTATTCGACGAAATCATCTGAAGCATGGAGTTCTGAACCATCATCTCAACCATGGACTTGGCTATTCCGTTATCCGAAACTTTGCCTATAGTCTTGGACAATCCGTCTATATCGATTTTGAGAAGTTTAGTCAGTCTATTGGTTTCATTGACTACATCAGATAACGAAGAGGAAGTTGTAGAAGATGGTGTTTCCTCCATACCTTTGTCGTTTGAAGCATCAGACGAAAACATCTTTCCAACATCGTTGAATAATTTGTCGAAATATCCACCTATTCTATCTACAAGGTTGTCACTGTCGATTTCCTGCGAGTTTGTTGATTTTTTGTCGGATTTTGCATTTACATCTGTTGTGGATTTATTTTCCTGTCCTACGATGTCTATCGGAGTTATTTCTGTTGATATTGTAGTCTGTTGACTGTCTGACGATGTTTTTGCATCTTTTAAAGAATCAGAATTTTGAGTTTCCTCTTTATTTTCGGATAATGTATCTATTGATTCCTGTAGTCCATCGACCTTATTTTTAATTTTATCAACCGAGCCGGTCATGAATTCAACAAACGACTTGAACATGTCATTAGCTGAAATCCCCGTATTTGAACTATTGGAAGGAGATGAAGTAGACTCTTTTTGGTCTTTGTTACCATCATTCGATGAAGATTCAATGAGTTTTTCCGAAATCTCGTTGTTTACCAAGTCAAGTTTAGAGGTGATTCCGTTTTTGAATTCGGTCATTGAATCTCGAATTTCAGAGTTCAAAGATTCATTTTTATCACTAATGGCCTCTATTATATCAGAAACAGCCGCTTCTGTCAACCCATTTGAAGATGAGTCGTTTTCATCATTATTTTCGGCTGTTGTTGACGGCTGAGAGGGGGTTAAATTCGACTCAGCCGAAGATGTGTTTTTTGATTCAGACGAATCCGTTGACGATTCTGACGACTGTTGGTCTAGGTAGCTTCTCTGAACCTCTATGAACTTCGCAAAGCTGCTCTTGACAGCCTCTACGATATCCTCGACATCCTTTACGGTGACGACTTCCTCGCGTCCGCTGAAATGAAAGTCGCTGAACGGGTCTGTGTCGGAGTCGAATGGCGTGGATGGCGCACGAATCTGCGCGACGGTCAAGCTTCCGTCGTCATGACCGCCGTTTCCTCCATTAGAGGAATTCGTTGAAAATCCTGTAGCCATTCCCTAGTTTAAACGTCAAAATGACATTTTACTATATTTAGTGGTCAAAATCAAGCCAGTCCAAGCTTCTTCATAGAAAGCAGAGACTCCCTTGCGATATTCTTCGACGATTCCGACGAGCCATTCTCCTTGTTCTTCTTTTCATGCGGTCCGGTTATCGAAATGAAGTAAAGCTCCGACATCGGAAGATTCGCTATTTCCGAATAGTTGAAGTTCCTCAAGTCGTAGAAAAGCGTTCTCTGCAAGTCAAGGATAGAGGCGAACGACGCTTCAGACGTTCCGACTATCCAAAGATAAAAAAATCCTGCAACGACAGCCTGTCTGATATCTTACAGCCGCACTTTGGACACCTTATCTCCGGAACGCAGGCATTCATCTTCTTGAATATCTCCTTGGAGATGAATTTCACGATGTTCGTACCGTCTTCCTTCAGAAACAGGTTCATCGGAAGGACAGACAGAATCTTCTCGGTGTCGTCGTAGCTGAAGTCAGACATGTCGATGTCGAACTTGTTGTCGCTTCCGTTTATGTCGGTTATCTGTATTCTCTTTATGTAGATGTCGGCCAGGTCGAGCATTGCGTCGTCTTTTCCAATTGTCTTCACATCTACGTTTGCCAAAACATCTTTTTTCTCCTCGACGGTTTTCTTGACCTTCCCCTTGAGGATTTCCCTTCTCATGCGTATCTTCCTTACGGCATCGTCATCCGCAGAAATTCCTCTTCCTCCGCCGTTTTCGCCGTTTGCGGCTATCTCGGAAAACGAGTTGTCCATGTCGGCGTAGAACTTCAAGTCGTTCCTTCTCTTTTCCTCGGCTTCCTCGGCTTTCTTACTAGCCTCGTCAACGCTCATTCCGTCAACGCTCTCCAGCAGGCTTAGGTATCTTGAAGTCCTTGGAAAATTTGCGACCACCCTAAGTGTCCCCATTTCCGTCTTGTTGTCGAAAATGATGTCCGAACAGTCCACGGAATCCAGCATCTTGAGAAGGGAACCGTACTTCATTGAGTACTTTACGCTGTCACCGCAAGCCTTGTGTGGGCATTTTATGGAAAGATTCTTCGAAAAGAAGTTGTTTGAGAATAGATGGACTATCACCTTCAGCCTGTCGAATTCTGACATTTTCGTTGGGTCGAAGTCATTGTCGAGGCATAGGTTCTTCATCATGGACAGTGTGGCTGCATATACGACAGACTGATAGTTCTTGCTTGATATGACAGTTTTTGCAAGCGTCGTATGCTCTTTCACTGTTGCCTCCCTGAACATGAAAGTCTTTCCAAGCGACTGTATGTATATGCTCTGCACAGCCGAGGAAAACGAGTTTTTCAGGTTTTTGAGTATAGTTTCCTCTATCATATAATCCCTTTTAGTTGAAAATATAGAATACCACAGTAAATTTTACCGGATATCACGCAGTCAGTTTCGACTGGTAGGTCTTGAGCTTGTCCGAGACCTTGTTTCCGGTTTTGTTCATTATCTTGTTCAGACGTCTTGAAGCCTTGGCAAGATATGTGTTTCCAATCTGCGTAAGAGTGTCGTCATACAGTCCAGCAGTCCATTCGGCTGAATTGGAGCCGATTGAGCCAAAAGCCCCTGCTGCGGCTTTTGTAAGAGCACCGCTGTTGGAAGAGCTGTTGTAGCAGAATGGTGTGCTTATGCAGACTGAATCATATGCAAAATTTACAGTATGTCCCTCTAGGGTTTGCTGACTTGATGGGGAGTGGTCAATTCCACCAAGTGCTATTCTCGTAGGAAATGCACCCATGAACCATATAGAATGAAGCTCCTTCATGTTTCCGGAGTACATTTTTATTTCAATGTCCGCTCTTGTAAATGGAGCGCATTCTGATTCAGACATGAGAAAATGGAGTTTTGATGCATCTTCATAGCTCATCCATTTCACAGCCATATCCATTGACATCTTGTTTTGCTTGAAAATCATTTTTCCAAGCTCTTTTAGGTTGTTGAGGGATTTTTTGCTAGCAGCCATTCCTGGACCGTATATCCAAAACGGAGATTCCGTTTCACAAAGCCACTGATAAAAGCAGTGATGAACATATGAAAACTCCGTGTTGAGGAAGGTCATTGTCAGGTCACCCTCGCCATTGACACCGGAACCAGGGAATGAACACTGGAATTTTCTGCTTCCCGGATTTCCCCTTTCGCTGCCGCCACTCGTAAGGTTCGGCATCTGTATGTTTCGAACAAGAAGGTTTATCTCGTTTGTGTCAGCTGCACTGAAAGCGTTTGAAAACATCGAGCGAATCTGCGAACAGCGAGGAAACCAATGGAATATGACATCGAAGTTCTTGCTGCTCTGAATCTCGTATGCAAGCGAGCGGTATGCGAAAACGGTCGACGGAGTGAACTTCGTCAGGAACTTCGATGGAGTCAGTATTGTTCCGAAGTCTATTCCAAGTGCGTTTGTGACGGCATTCGAACCAAGCGCGTTTGCGGCTTGGTTTGCCATATTCCCCACATTGCTGATTTGAAAGAGAGCCGTAACTAAGTTCCTTTTATTTCAATGGGCGGCGGGAACTGTCTTGTTTCTCTCGCCGCCCATATGCTTTTGATTGTTGCTCTTCAGTAATTAAGCCTCTGGAAATTCGTACTGAGGCCAGACGAACTTTATCTCCATTGGGAACTGAGCGATGTCGCCTGCGTTCTGAACAAATCCGATTTCTCCGATGGACTTGATTGTGACGCCTATCAACGTACAGGTCTCCGTAACCGTCTGCATGTCCGTGTCGAGAAGGTGAAGCCTCATTGTCGAAGTTGCGTTTATCGAACGTGTTCCGCCAAGATACGAGCCTCCCTGGAAGTCGATGTCGATGACCTGTGTCATCCATGCGCGGAGAGACTGCTGAACACCGCCGTCGACATCCGCATACATGTTAACCGTCATGTCCTGAGTAAGGTCAGGATTGCAGGGAACAGGAATCGGAACGCCGTGGAAATAGAGGTCTTTGTAGTCAAGTCCTATCTTTGGGAGCTTGAAATCACGGGCATACATCGTGAAGTCCTGGAAAAATTTGTCTACAATGTCGACTCCCGAGTTCATCTCGACGAGCCACATGTTTGTGGTTCTTGGTGCCTGTGTAAGCACTTTGTTCAGAAAGCTTGAAATCTGTATACCAGCCATTTGTTGATTTTCTATCGTTTGTTGCTATTATTTAGGCTTTGGATAAATCACATAAATGACGGAGGCGACCTACTCAATTCGGTCGCCCCCGTCTATCCCAATGGTTCATACAGCCATTAGAGGTCTGAGTACGCTTCGGAGAAGTCCATATCCTGGTTCATGTTGAAGAACGTGAGGATTATGTATTCAGCCGCATGCTCAGGCTTGATGAGGAACGCGCTTCTGAACTCGTTGTTCTGAACAACGGTCGGCGTGTTGTTGCGGGCATCGCAGATAATCTGGTAGTCGAATATGCCGCCCATCGCCTTGACGTTGGCGAATATCGGGTCTATCCTGTCCTTGTAGATGTTTCTCGTCCTCTCGTTGTTTATCTCGAATATCACCCACTTGGAGTTCTTCCTTGTCATCCTTTCGAGACGGCAGAAGAGGCGGCGGATGTTGATTCGGTTGAACGAACTTGTGGAGTTGAGCATCGTCTTCTGACCCCACACCATAATGCTTCCGGACGAGCTTATCGCGTAGTTCCATCCCTTTGAGTAGATGGAGTCCTGCTGCTGTGCGTTGGGGTTGAACGCAACGTCGACAGCCCACATGACATTTCCACGCGCCTGACCGGCAGGTGGCATCCAGTAGTTGGAGTTGTAGTCGGTATAGATTACCGCACCTTCAGCGGCGATTGACGGAGGAAGCCACACGTTCTTCGACGTGAAGTCGTCGACTGCAAGCAACCAGTCGCAGTATCCAGCCGCATAGGACGAGTTCATTCCGCCGAGATAGTTGAACTTCGGAAGAATGTCGTAGTCGACCGAGTACTTTCCACCCGGCAAGACGAGCTTGACGTTGTCCTTCACACAGAGGCTTCTAGGTGCATCCAACAGAGTGATGCAGTCCTTTCTCGTGGTCTGGCAGAAGGTCGTGAGCTTGGAGCACATCGACTTCCATCCGGCGACATCCTCTACGGACGAAATCTTGTCGTAGAACACGTCGTAAATCATCTTCGTCTCTTCAGGATGCTTGTCGCAGTACTTCTTCACGCGGTTCGCAATTGTCGAGAGTCCAGCGTCCATGACGAGGTCGATGTCGATTTCGTCCACATTCGAAAGCGCGTCGAAGACGTTCTCCATCGTCGCGACTATCGTTGCGTAGGAGATATACTTCTTCGTCTGCTCGTTCGTGAATCCGAGCGACATCGACGGCTTGTCCTTCGTCCACCACAGCTTCGAGCCGAGAGACGCAGGAACCGCGAGAGTTACCTTCGTGTCGTTCGACGCAGGGGATACGATTTCACGTACCTCGTCGGTTATCGACTGCGAGCCGTTCAGCGAAGTCTGATAGTTAGAGAAGAGCTTGACGTATGTCGAGCCAGTATCCTCGTTGTTGACCACGTTGTCGATGAAGAGCGAGTTTCCGTTGTCGTCCTTCGCCGTCTTGTCGAGCGAACCAGTGAATGTTTCGAGAACCGTAATTGCAATCTTGTTGTCGTTGACCTTCGACAGCGAAAGCTGACAGACCGCGAGGGTGAGGTAGTTCATCTTCGCGCCGTTCGGCTTGTAGTTCGCGTTGAGGTCGATTGCGGGAACTGCCGAGAGGAGCTGGTTCGAGTAAGTTGATTCGTATGCGTCGTATTCGGCAGTCGCGACAGTTCCGAGCCGTCTTACGTATCCGTCAGGATTGAGTGTTACAGCCTTGATGTCAACGTGGTCCGCCTCAGGAGCAGGGTCGTTTTCGATGCTTGAACCACGGACGAGCGACTGAACCGCATCGAAGAGACGGCTGTTGGTTATTCCGTCAGGAAGCTCGATTCTTGACTGACGAGGAAGAGCCTGGAAGCCACCCATGAGTACAGGTACTATTCCAAGAACTTCGTCGGAATAATCAGACGACGCAGAATCGGTGTTTGTCGTAACGGCATTGTTATACATGTCGGAGCCGAACTTCTGCTCGGTGATGTTCGCGATTACGATTGAGTTCGCCTTTGGCGTCTTCGCCTCGTCGCGGTAGTCCTGGTACTCTTCGAGCGGGATGAATCCGTTGAAGTCCTGGTCAGGAACGACCGCGACCACGTTCTCGACTTCCGAAAGCTGTACCGGAACGTCCTTGATTTCACAACCGAGAGTCCTCGAAAGCAGTATTCCGGGCTTGTCCGATACATCTTCCTCGTCGTTCTTAGGAGTCGTCCAGTGCACCCATCTGTATTTCTCGGAGTGGGCAAGTGCGACATCCTCGATTCTCGTGTATGGCGACACGAACTGATAGAAGTCCGTCTCACTATATGTGTTTGCGCGGTTTGGACGGATGGACTTGAGAACCTTCATCCATCCGGTTCCGAACGGATTCGCGTCCATTAGTTCGGGATAGTTGTTCGCGTCGAAGCTATCGGTCGCGGGTATCGCGAGTGTGTCGGACGTGATTTCGCTTCCCTCAGGATAGTAGCCGTTTGTGACATCCGTCGAGAGAGGAGCAGCCTTGAAGTACTTGCTGTTTATCTTCGAAACGTCCGAAACGAGTTCACCGGTGTACTCGCGGTGGATGATGTCGAAGAACTCTGCGTTGCCGGACTTGAGGTCTTCGAGCGTCTTTATCTTGTCAGAGTTCCACAGCCTCAGTTCGAGGTAGTCGGTCGTGCCGAACTCGGGATACTGCATTCCCTCGCCGGACTCGTAGTACGACTTGACAGCCATCACCCTCTCGATTCCGTTTGTACCGTAGGAGTCGACAAACGCCGTCACGGGAGATGACACCGTCGGGTCGAAGTAGAAGTCGGACTTGTTCTCCGAGCAAACGGACTCGGTGTAGAAGTATGTTCCATATTCCGTGCTTACGTCGGAGTTCCATCTGTCGAACGTCTTCTTCTTGATGTTAAAGTACTTTGAGTTCTCCTCGACGAAGAAGCTGCAATCCATTCCAGGCGTGAGCGCCGTGTCGCGGAACAGCGGCGTGATTGTGAACTCGCCGCGCTCCGAGCCGGTGAACGTCAGCTCTCCCGTCTCGCGTGAGGCCGATATATGGAAATTGCCGGACTCCCATTCCTGTTTTTGGTCATTTACATAATAGTCGTCACCGGTCTCGTACTGACCCATGCTGTCCTGAACCACGACGTGGAAGCTGCTGTACGTGTTGTAGGTCGTGTCAATCCACTGTCCATGTGGGTCGCCGACGTAGTCCCAGAACCTCCTCCACTTGGCGACGGGAACGACATCTGATGTCGTGGTCGCGGTCGGGTCGTAGACGTAGTAGCCGTCCGTGGTGTAGTTGTAGGAATAGGACAGCTCGGCATACGTCTCGCCGGTGCTTGGGTCGGTCTGGTCCTCGCCGATTGTGACGCTGTAGTTGCCATAGGCTTCGTTTTCGTCGTAAGCCTCGACGACCTTGAACACGGTGACGTTCGTGACCTCATCCTCTTCACCCCTTGAGTTGATGATTTTGTAGTAGCTTCCTCCCTCGGTAGTGACCTTTATAGCTCTTGTAGGAAGGTCAGAATACTGTTCGAAGGTATCGTAAGGAAGTTTTGCCTCGGAAGAGCTTACCCCCACGATTGGGAAGTAGTTGAGCGTAGCCGCCCAGTCGCTCAAATTCGAGAGCGTCGCGGTGCTGCCGACAGACTCGTGCTCCTCGTCGATTGGCCACACGTACTTGTAGTATGTCCCGGCGTCAAACGTTCCGCAGAGATATTTGCCCTCGTTTTCGCCGAACGTGACTTCCGTAGAGACTCTTGCGATGGTATTGATTTCTGCATCGCCGTTCGAAACAAGCTCGTTCCAGCTGCCGGCGACTCCCGAAAGCTCTTCGGTGTTCAGCTCGAATTCAGTCACTGTCGCGGAAATCGTCCAGTTGAGCGTTCCGCTCTCAATCTCCTTCGAGTAGCTGCTGGTTACCGTAAATGGATTGTAGGTAAGCTCGTAGTACTCGTTTGCGTTTCCGACGTAGTTGTTTGAGGAGATTGCGCTCACGTTTGCGAACACTTCTTCCTCACCATATTTCTTGGACGAGTGAATCTCCTGTGTATAGATTCCCACGCCCCTGCCCTCTCCGAAGTAGAATTCACTCTTTGCCGGAGTCGTCGAGTTGTCAAGCGTCGTGCTGTCGTACACTGCGGTCTGGTTGTTAACAATCTTCGTGGCCGAGTTCGAAGCCTGATATTTCTTGATATGCTTTGTAGACCACTCCTCGATGTTGTACTTTACGGCAGGAGTGATGTACTGAGAGTTGTTGTTGTAAGGAATCCTTGCGGCAACGAGGTTTCCACCATTGTCGAAGACGGTCTTGCAAGCATAGTATGCATATCTCTCGGCTTCCGTCTCAGGAGTTCCAAAATAGCTCTTTACAGCCGCGTTCGTCGTAGGCTGCACTGGCTTTCCTGACTCTCCCTGAGGGAAGAAACCCATTACAAGTGTCGTGCATCCTCCGACCTGCTCGGCCGAACCGCTCATATCAACCTCCTGGATTTCGATTCCAGGATGATTAATGGTACGAAGCTTTCCCATGTTAAACTGTTTCCATTTGTTTGATTGCTGCTTCCTATTTAGCCTGCGCTCTGCTATCGCTCATTTTTAAAACTCGCTTGAAATCCGAAAGAATATGTGATATAATGGCAGTCATGGACAAAGTGTCTAAAATAACATTGAAATCTAACATTTCAAACGAGGAAATGGAGGATTTCGACCAAATGCTCGACGAAAGCCTCTCTACAGCCGTTGGAGAGGCTGAATATGAAAATTTGGAAAAGGAAGACAAAACGGAAGTCAGCGATGATATTTCATCTAATATAAGGAATATAGGAGACGAACTCAATCTATTTTCTTCAGTCAATCCTCGGCAAAAGACGGATTCTGCCGAGATTGAGCAAAAATCGTTTGGAAGCAAGACTCTTGAGGAAAAGATGAACGACATCCACAACGAGTTTCTTGGGGATGTCACGATTACATTGGCGAACATAAAGGACATTGCGTTCAGGGAAGCCGCAATAAAGGGTCGTTGGTGTTCACGACTTATGGCAGAAAGGGTCAGGAAAAGAAGACTTATACAGACGCTGAACACGCTTATAGAGGAACTTAACGAGATAGCCAATTCGAAGTCTCCGCAGAACAGCTCGTTCCTTGCCGGCAAGAGGAGCATGAAAAGTGCAATTGACTCGAATCCGGAAGTAATCGCGCTTAGAAAGGAGATTTCCGAATCTAATGAGATAGAGAAATACCTTACAGACCTCAATGAATGCATAAGGGGTCTTGGATATACTGTCAAGAACAGCTTGGATGTATTGAATCTTGAAAGGGGAATTTGATAACATGAATAACGAAGAAATCGAAATAAGCAGTACAGACGTAATAAAAGCGGCTGATACGATAGAAGAGACAATTGCCGTAAGGAATAATCACCTTGTCAATAACGTTATACAGGACAAGGAAAATTCTACCGTTGTTGTCCCAAGAAGCACTACAATCGACATTGACGACGCAAAATGGCAGAAGGACTATGCCGCGAAAATGGAGCACAACCTTGAAAGGTTCAAGGAGCTTGGGCTTTACGAGCAGTTGCAGAACATGGGGATAGTGTACGACCCGAAGCAGTTCCGGAAGAGCCATATTATAATGAATGCATCCGGTGGAAAACAGGTTTCAGCCGACGGTGGAATGGATTCATATGATGAGGCGGAAAGGCAGTTTGACGAGCAGATTGAAAATGAAAACGCCAAGAAAGCCGAATCAAAAGATAAAAAGAAAAACTGATGTCTGTCGTATGGGCGAGAGATTCCGATGATAATGAATGGGGTGACTCTTTCGGTTCGCCATTTAATCGGAATGAGGCGAGGAAGTGCCAAAACATCATTGTTCACAATGCCGCATCCAACAAAGAAGGATATTCAGGAGAACCTACTTCATTCATTGACATAAATGACCCGTCAATTGTAGATGTACAGCGAAAGTATGAGGAAAAAGGTCGAGAGGAATTTAGAAACAACATGAAATTGGTTGGCAACCTTATTCAAGGCGGCGTGGTGATGCCGACCGAAAAGATGGTGTTGAGGACTGTGGAAAAGCTTAAGAGGATTGCAAACGGTCAATCATAGTAGATAATGTCTGAACAAGATAACAGAAAAACATATTTTAAATTCGAGTTTTCGAAAGAGCTTAGGAGAATCAGGGTAGAATCTGACTCGTCTGAGCTTTATGGCGAACTCATCGATGTATTCACTGTAAACAATCCGTCGTTTTTCTTCGAACAGCAGAATGGAATCAGGAATGCAACGGAGTTTCTTTCAATCATTTCGCCAACAGGTACTTTTAGACCTGGAATGTTTCTTCCAATATACAAGGCTGCACTTGAACTCGTCGACAACGACAAGAGCAGAATTCTGATAGATGAGGAGTCAAAGAAACATATATCGGAAGAGTGCAGACCACTGTCCGGTGTGTTTGAAGACGACTATGAAATAGAGGAGCTTGACAAGAACAAGCCCTTCAGATATTATCAAGTGGATGCGCTTAAGAAACTCCTAAAATATGGAAAGGGGATATGTGTATCGCCAACCGGCAGTGGAAAGTCGTACATAATAGCCACGTTAATAAACGAACTTAGGAACAATTCATATAGAATAGAGGAGCTGAAGGAGAAACCGAGAATTCTCATAGTCGTGCCAACACGACAGCTTGTCGACCAGTTATACAAGGACATTACAGGATATGGTCTTACCGACATTTGCAAATGGACATCGAATTCCGGCAAGAAACGAGAGGGAACGTTCGAGGACAACAGCTGTTACAGTGGTTTTGCCAACGTGATAATAACAAATCACAAGTGGATTTGCGACCACGTTAAAAAACTCGGAAAATCAAAGGAGAAGTCAAAATCCAAAAAGACCGAAACCAATGAATTTCCGATTGGCGAAATTGGATGCATAATAGCCGACGAGGTTCATACCGTCGGATATAAGACGAAGATTCTAAAGCTTGTTGAGAAGATAAACCCAAAATTGAGATTTGGGTTTACCGGCACTCTTCCTAGTTTTGTGTTCAACAGATGGGTAATCATCGGCTCGTTTGGGATTCCAGTATACTCTGCCGAAATCAAGAGGTTCCAGTACGAGGGTTTCCTTTCCAAGATTGAGATTCAGCCGATAAGGTGCGTTGTCTCGGAAATAGACCGCAACCGCGACCTGCTCTATTCGATAAACCACAGGCTGAAGCTCGGGGACAGACTTCCGGATGGAACGCTAATCGACACGTCAGTGCCGTTCAAAATGGAGCATGAGTTCTTCGAGCAGAACAGCGAGGAGCTTTATTCACCGGTTTTTGACCGAATTTCTGAGCTTTTCGATGTCAGCAAAAAGAACATGATTGTGCTTTTCGACAGGATAAGCATAGGAAAGAGCATCTACAATCTGCTTTTGAACAAATTCAGCGGAAAGTCGAAAGTCCACTACATAGACGGTTCGATAGACGTTTCCGAAAGGGAGAGGATTCGTTCCGAACTGGAGAACACCAACGGGAACGTGCTTGTCGCACAGGCCGTAACGGCTTCCGTCGGCATAAACATAAGGAACCTGAATGGAATAGCGTTTGCCTTTGCCGGCAAATCGTTCATAAGGGTAATTCAGTCGATTGGCCGCGTAATCCGCCTAAAGGACGACGGTTCGACATCGACTTTGTTTGAGCTTTACTTCAATACAAGATATTCCGACCAGCACCATAGGGAAAAGATGGACATCTTGAGAGACCAGTATGGAAGCGACTGCATAAAGAGGGATGAAATAGTACGAATTTAATCCTTGCGAAGCTCTCTTTTTTGTGTTATAATATATGGCATGTTGGAACTTTCAGATAAAGTCTTTGTATTCACAGACCTCCATTTCGGCATACACTCGAACAGCCAGTCGTATATAGACATCTGCTCCGATACCTTGAAGTGGATTTCCGAATACTGTTCGGAAAACTCCATAAAGGATGTCGTGTTCATGGGGGATTTCTTCGACTCAAGGGCGTCAATCGACGTTAAGACGCTCAATTCGGCCACACAGTCCCTCTACGACCTCGCAGACAGCGGTGTGAACATCAACCTCATTCTAGGAAACCACGACATTTACCTGAGGGATTCCACTTCAATTCACTCCCTTTTGGCGTTTGGTGGCAGAAACGGAATCAGAATCATAGACGAGCCGGAGGAGGCGAAGACATCCGACGGACATCCAATTCTCCTTCTTCCATGGCTATATGGAACGTCATCAAAGAAGGTTAGTGTTCCACGTGGAACAAAATTCGTGTTCTCACACCACAACTTCCCAGCCGACTACTTCATGGGAGGGGGTGGAAAGAAGAAAAAGTCAAACCGTTCCGACACGTATGTAAGCGCGACCCCATATGAAGACGAATATGGAATACAGCAGGAACTTCTTGAAGAGGTTGTCAAGAACGGAGGCTTGTTCTTCTCCGGACACATCCACCAACGGAAGGAAATACCGGTAGGAAAGTCGTCTAGGATTATAATCGAGGGTTCGCCATACGAGACATCGTGGGGGTTCAATGGCGTCGAGTGTGGTGCTTATGTCGTCGATTTTTCCGATTCAAGCTATGAATTCGTGTCGAATCCGCACAACAAGGTTCATGTCGAGATAAGGACTTCCAATCCAAAGAAAGATATGGAGGGCATTGACTTCAAGAACTCAATCGTCCGACTGAACGTTGACACGCAGGAGTCGTTCGACACTATTTCGAAACTACAGGCAAAAATAAACTCTTTTAAGCCGTTTTCGGTTGAGAACACCAAGTACGAGTTTACAGTCGCCGAGTTCATAGGGAACAGGGAGGACTTCGACAACCCAATCGACTCAGTCAGCGGAAAAGTCTCGTCGAAGCTCGATTACATAATGAACGCGATAGACAAGGGCGACTTCTCGATGTTTTCGTTCGTGAAGGACGACAAGACTGTTCAGGTGGACAAGAACAGGCTCAAGGAAATTGCCACGGAGATATTCGACGTTTCCAACAGAAAGGCTTAAAAAAAAATGAACATAATTTTCAAAACGGTCAAGACGAAGAACTTCATGTCGTTCAAGGAGCTTGAATTCGACTTCAGCAAGTTCCAGGGGCAGAACGTACTCATATATGGGGTAAACGACGACATAAAGGGGGATACGACACGCTCAAACGGAAGCGGCAAGTCCACCATAATGAATACGCTGATATTCTCGCTGTACGGTGACGTTCTGAATACCGTAAAGATGGGACACATACGCAACTGGACGTGCAGCCCGAAGGAGGATGTGGAAGTATCACTCACTTTGGAATCCAACGGCGTTGAATATGCCATACAGAGAATTCTCCACGGAAAGAAGGGAGACCAGGAGCTTCATGTCTTCAAGAAAACGTCAAATGGAGACGAGCCGTGGGAGGAGATAACTCTTTCGACGATTGCCGAAACGCAGAGGATGATTGAGAACGACATAGTTCTATGCGGCAAGGACGGATTTCTCAGATGTGTACTCCTTACGGCAGACCAGAACTACAACTTCTTCAAGCTGAACAAGTCCGCGAAGAACCAGTTCTTCGAAAGCCTTTTCGAGCTTACGGTGTATTCCGACATGTACAACAGGCTGCACAGGAAGACACTCGACGAGAACGCCTCCCTTACCGCATCGTCGAGGACGATTGATAGCCTAAACGCGAACATATTGAAGCTCGAACAGGACAGGGAATATGAAAAGGAGCATCAGGAATCTCTGAAAATCGCTGCGACAATTCTCGACAGAGCCAAGTGTGATTTTAAGAAATTCACAACGGAAACCGATGTGGAGTCTGAGGTAAAGAAAATTGACGAAGACATCGCAAACGGAAGAAAGATTCTCAAGGATGAACTGTCCGAGGCAATGAGGAAATATGATTCGGAGCATGGAATCGAGAAGGTTGATTCTCTTGGAAACATCGTGTTCGACAAGAGTTCCGAAAATGCTTTCGTCGAAAAGGCTCTTTGCGATTTCGACAGCACCCATGACATAAAGCTGGATGACGACGGAAACATCGTATTCGAGGAAAACGCCGAATACGCCGCAATCATCGAAAAGGGGAACGAGGTCAAAAACAGGATAGCGAAGGGGCAGGAGCTTGTTTCGAAGATAGAGGAGAATATCAGCGGCTTCGAAAGCAAAATCCGTTCGCTACAGAATGACGTTACGTGCGGAGAGCAGAGAATAAAGAGCATGAAGCTCACGCTCAAGACGCACTCAAAGATTACAGACCTGCTGTGCGAGGACTGCCTTGGAAAGTACAAGAAGAGCGTCAACATACAGGACATGGACTCCGACATAGCCGAAATAGAAAAGAACATATCGGAGTACCTTTCGCAAATCGAGGAGAACAAGACCGAGGCTGAAAAGAACCGTCCGCTGCTCAAGAAGTACAACGACGGTATAGAAAAGCTCAGCAAGTCGCTTGCGGAGCTTCGGGAAAAGGCCGGAGAGATTATAGCGGCTCGCAAGTCGTTGCAGTCGGAGCGCGATATGTGCAGGAAGAATGCCATAAGCGAAATCCGGATGAAGCAGAGGGAGATGCAGACCGAGCGGAACGAATACAAGACTGAAGTCAATTCCAAGCTTTCGTCTAAGCTGATGTCGGTTGAAAGGGCGTTGACCGAAAAGAAAAACACCCTTTTGCAGAAGTACCAGGAACTCAAGAAAAACGTTTCCGACGCGGAATACAAGTACAAAGTGCTGGAGGACAGCGTATCCAAGAACTTCGACGCACCAATAAAGACGCTCAAGGAGTCGCTTGAGAACGCAAAGTCCGATTTCTATGCACAGACTGAAAATCTTGCACACTTCAAGGCTCTTGAGGAGATTCTTAAGCCGGACAATATCAGAAAGTCTGTCGTCTCCGACATGCTGAAGGAGCTTAACTTCAGGATTTGTGGATACCTTTCGAAGATGGGTTCGAACTACACATGCAAGTTCGACGAGGATTTCGACGCGACGTTCGTCTCGTCCGCCAACATCGAGACCGAGTACAACAACTTCTCGTCAGGCGAGAAGATGCGCCTCGGCATCGCATGCTGCCTCGCGTTCAGGGATTTCATGCAGGTTCGCCTGAACCTCCATCCGAACATCCTCGCAATTGACGAGTACATCGACTCGAACCTCGACCCGATGGCCGTTAACGGAATAATGGACATGATTCACTACATGGTCGGCACGGAGAAGATTGCCGCGTTCATAATATCGCATCGTTCGGAAGTCATGCAGGACATGTTCGATTCCGAGATTATGATTCACAAGAAAAACAACGAGTCGAAGGTGATTGTCAACGGTCAGTCTATTTCAGAATAAACTTTAGTTGAAGATACCATAGGAAAAACGCAATGGCAATAGACGCTGACAATTTACCAAGAGAGGGGTTCAACACGCAGCATTTTATAGATAACATGACTGAGCGTGTTGGTTCGAACAACATAATCGACGTAATAATGAGCAATCCGCTGAGAATAGCAAGGCAGGTCGGTGCAAGACCACCGGATTTCCACCCATCGCACAGTGAATTGAACATGTTCAAACCGAAAATCGTCGGAAATCCGAACGTTCCTCAGCAGCCAATGCAAGAAGCTGTGGAAAGCAACGTTCCTCCGAAAATCGAGGACATGCCAGACACTCCAAAGGGACTGCATACTCCAAAGGCCAAGATGATGCCGGGTTCCGAGACAGAGCCTGGAAAACCTATAAGCGACAAGGACGCTGCCGCTTTCAACAAAATTGTCAACGAAATGAACATGAAGCGTGGTTTTTCAATGCAGCAAACAGCCGGCAATTCCTGGAATGGAATACCGTCGCCATTTGGAAATCCGAGAACAGGTTACTCTCCACAGCAGAGCGAGGTCGCGTCAAAGCCGGTGTTCTTCAAGGACGGACTTGGAAACGAATACAAGACCGTCGGCGACAAGCTGTATGTTCTCGGATGGCAAGACGCGAATGTCAAGGTCAGACTAATAAACGAGACCACCGGCAAGGAAGTTCCTACAAGTGGCAGGAAGTTCCAGATTTACGGATGGCATCTCGTTCAGAAAATGGATGAATCCGAAAGCACGGAAGCCGACGACATTACCGTAATCGAAAACGAGATTAAAACCGAGGAGTCTGTAAAAAAGGACAATCAGCTAAAGGCTGACAACCACACTCCGTTGCCGATTCCGAGTGCGCCGATGATTGCACAGGGTCATGTTGCTGATGTTAAGCAGAAGATTGAGGAGCCAGTCATAAAACAGGATATCACAATAGAAAATAATGTTGACGATGACAAGAAAGTCGTTTCAGAAAATCAGGAGACGGCAAAACCCATCGAGAAGGTTGATACCGAAACAAAGGCAAAATCCGAAGTTAATGGAAAGAAACTTGGGCGAAGAAGGTTAATCTGATGACAGAGATTGGCATAAGCGGAAATTTTGCGGACGAGAGTATACCAAACTTCTTTTTCGTGGTCGCCACGAGAAAAACAGAGGAAGAGAAGGATTCACTGCCGATAGTAAAGACCCTTTCGATGATGAACCTCGACAAAAGGGTCAACGTAAAAGTATTCGTCGAATTTAAAAACGTCGATGGGCTGTCAACTGTCTACAACAGGTTCATCTCCGAGCGCAAAGACGAAATCGACCAAAACAGCTACGTCGTGTTCGTCCACGACGACATATGGATAAACGACGTTCTCTTCTTCGATAAAATCGTTTCTGCGGCAAAGAGCTTCAAGGTAATTGGAGCATGTGGTGGAAAAGCCTGGAATTCGTATGGCAACGGAGACGTGCCTGTAATATGGACTCATGCATCCAGGGGTGCCGGGATGAGCGGATTCATGATTCACGCCGCAGATGAAGCCCAAAGCCAGGTAAAACACGAGGTGACGTTCGAAGGACGGAGCATATTTGCTTCAAACTACGGATATTCGCCGTCAAGGACTCTCACCATAGACGGATGCATAATCTGCTTCACGAAGCATGCGATAGACGCCGGATTGCGATTTGACGAGAAGTTCAAGTTTCATTTCTACGACATGGACGTGTGCTTTTCAGCATTTGTGAAAAAACTTGGGGTTGGAACTGCGCCGATTCTTATAACCCATGAGTCCCTTGGATACTCCGTGTCTCAGCCACAGTTCATGGAGTCTCAAAAATTGTTTTTCGAAAAATGGTTTAAAAAGAAAGATTCTCAAAAATCTTGACTTTGTTTCCTCTATTGTTTGATTGTCTTGATTTTTGGTGTTCTCTGTGTGGAGGACATCTTTTTGTTGCAGAAAAATCAAGTTTGTGATATAATACCTTCTGATGGAAAAGAATGTCTTAAAGATTAACGACTTTCAACTTCTGATTGAGACCATACAAAATATGGTAAAAGTCAGCGGAAACCTCAAGATTTCCGTGAATAAGAATGGATTCGAATCGTGGATAGCTGATGACAACGAAATCGTGAGGCTTGACGTTTCTTCGAATGCCATGTCGCTTTCGGACGATTCAGAAGAAGATGAAGTCGTCTTGTGCACAAAAAACCTCCATACGATATCTCAGCTTCTGCTCAAGATTCAAAAAGCTCATACAACAAAGCTCAAGAGGGGTTGCGTACCGGATTATTCCGACGTTGAGATTGCAGTTGACGAGACGACAATCTACATAAAGTCGTCCACTCTTAAGACAAGCGTATTCCTAGACAATGAAGCGGCGGTACATGTACTGAACCCATTTACGCATACACTGCATACAGTTGCGGAGGTCAGCTCTTCTATCGACGACCTCAAGGAGGTAATCTCAAGTACGTTCATATTCAAGCAGCCGGACAAGATAACCATAGAGATTTGCCACCAGGACGACATGGTTCGGAACATTGCGTATGCATACATGTCAGACCCGAACGACCCGCGAACAAACGACATTGTGACGAAGTTTGGAAATATAATGTCTGGAGACTTCACGAGGAAGATTCTTATAGACGTTGCCAAGATGAAGTATCTTTCGATGTTCCCAATCGACTCGATGACAATCAAGTTCAACCAGGAGCCATGCTTCTGCTCCGAGTTCTCATCAGCTTCGGAAGACGGAATCAGCAGAACGGACTACAGGCTAATCTCCAAGTACGTTCTTCCGAGGAAGACAAACATCGACTAACATTCCGCATGGGACGATTCGTCAAAAACCTCGACCAGAGTCTGTGGATTTATTCACAGATTCTTCCTTTCATAAGGGGGAGGAACAAGAAGAACGGAAACGAGCACATAATGCAGTGTCCGTTCTGCAACGAATCGGAGACTTCGCACAAGAGAAATGCGATGCGCGGATACTACTACATCGACAACCAGACGTACTACTGCTTCAGGTGCGACAAGTGGGCGACCGCGCTCGAACTGTACGAAAAGCTCTCCGGATTGAGCAAGGACGACCTCATTCCCGAATACATGTCATTCGTGAGGAAAAACTCCACGGACAAACGAGGGGTGAATTATTCTAATTTCATGTCTCTGTCCGGAGGCAACAGCATTAACAAAGACGAAAAAATAGAATTCGAGTTCAACTCCGTTCCGAAGAACCTCAAGAATCCACTTACGGAACGAGGCAGGGAATATCTTGAGAATAGAAGGATTTTCGAATCACAGAACCTTCCGAAATATGCAAAGTTCTATTCTTCGTTCTTCAAGAAGAAATACGAGGTCGTGACGATTCCGTGGTACATGGAGGGTCAGGAATGCTACTATCAATGGAGGTTCCTCGACAGCGACATTCCGTTTGCGAAATATGGCTTTCCGAAGGGACTTACAAAGAAAATATACGGAATAGACATGATTGACGCGAGTTTTCCGTACATCATATGCACGGAGGGTGTTTTCGACTCGCTGTGGATTAAGAACGGCGTCGCGCTGGGTGGCAAGGTCTTGACGGACTTTCAGAAGGAGATTCTTGAGGAAAGGTTTCCTAAGCACAAGATAGTCTATGCTTTCGACAACGACGAGGCCGGAATAAAGGCAATGATGAAGCAGTCTACCGACAATCCGAATTCACTCGTATTTTACTGGAAGCCGTTTTCGGGAGGAGCGAAGGATTTGAACGAATTTGCCATTTCCAACGACAAGGATTTCTTTTTCGACGTGGATAACGTCTTGAAGTGCATATGCTCGCCGTTGCAGCTAAAATGGAAATTGCTTAAGAAGCTTGATGGTTAGCCATAAATATAAACAGTCTTAAGCAACTGTTGAAATGGCTGATAAAAACGGAATTTTGGCTTTTATTCTGAAGATTCTAATTCAGATTCTCAATTTCATTTTGTCCAAGATTTCCAAGAAGAAAGATGGAGGAACAGATGAAGGGGGAAGAATCGAGTACAAGCATGACGAACAGGAGAATAAGGACATGAAAGAGAAGGTCAATGATTTGATTAAGGACAAACTGAACAAAAAGGAGACAAAATAATGCTGAAAAAACTATTTTTCGCCATTTCCATATTTTCTCTAATGGCTGTGGCAGGATGTTTCTCGTTTAACTTCGGATTTCCGACAGATGGAAACGGCGGAGAGTCCGACGACAATGTGGAGACAGTCCTTACGGCAAACACAAACAACGTATATCGACTTGCGACAAATACCATATTGAGGGTAAAGACACAGCAGAGCAAAAACGGAAAATGGGTGGAGTGCGAACATCGCGTGTTGATTCCAGAAGATTGGTTCATAGTGAGCGGAGACGGATTGGAATAACATGAAAGTACTTTCTTACAACAAGGAGATTCTTACGGCGACTGGGGAGATGATTCGCCTCTTCAGTAACATAACCATAATTCAGCTTCACGACAAGAATGGAAACGGAATCAAGCCGATAAATTCCAAAAAGATATTGGTTCCGCTCCACTATGCTCAGACATCTAGGATTCTCAAGAGCATAATGAATCCAAAAGGAGCACCGCAGGAATATCCATTGGTCACTCTTGAAAAGAAGAACATTTCGGTTGATTTGCAGAGGAACGCCGAAATCCACCATGACATGGTTGTCAATCCATCCCTTCCGAATTATCTGCCTGACTCCCATCCTCCGATTCCCGTAGACATCGGCTTTACGATAAACATCTTCGGAAAGTATCCAGAAGATGTTGATATGATTGTGAGCAATTTCGCTTCATGGTTCAACATGGATGTTTTTGTAACGACGCCACATCCCAAGCTCAACGGAAAAACACTCAACCATCAAGTCGTGTGGAGCGGAGAAGTGAGGTACGATTGGAAAACGTCGTTGCAGTCTACTGAACAGGACATAGTAATCGCCTCGACGGATTTCACCTACAAAACGGAGATTTACGCTGGTTATGGCCCGATAAAGAGCACACCTGACGGACAGATTCGAAAAATCATTCTTGATTACTCCGTTTCGGACGGTTCTATGTATCCGGAATACGACCCATCGAAGGGTGGTGGCGGCGAAGGTGGAATGGGAAACATGATGGGTGGTTTCTTCTGTGTTCCATATGATGCCGACTTTGACGCATATTCGGAGAGAATAGTAACAAATACGATTTCCCCTGCCGACCTCGACTACGACGCAGTTTCGTTCAACTACTTCAACGAAAAGTTCAACGAAGCCGTGATGAACGACGACGTGGACTCGATGGAGTCGGCGGCAACCAGCGGAGCGAACATCTATCTCCATTCGTATTGGCCGTATGCATATGCAAAGGCTCAAAGTTATTCCGATGCGATTGAATGGCTCGACGACCATAGTGCGCTGAAGCCGACATTCAGCAGTGAGACTGAAGCACCAAGCTCCTATGAAGAGCATTATCCGTTCCCGGAAGGTCAGAAAATCAATATAGCCGACCTACCCTGACGGTATCAATAGCTTATTGACTTCGAGTAAGAAATTTGATATAATGTAGTCAAGTTTCTGATTGGAGAATAGTAACTATGTTTTCAACTGATGCAATAAAGTCGTTTAAAAAGGATTTCGTTCTCAAGCCTATAAACGAGGACGACCTTCTGATGCCGAAGTCGTACATTTCGACCGGCAACTATGCGGTAAACAAAATCATTTCGGGTTCGGTGTTCCGTGGAATTCCGAACAACCGCATCACAACGTTCTACGGAGAGTCAGGATGTGTGCCGTTCGACGCCAAGATATACGTCATGTGCAAGACCGAGGTCGAGATTGCGGAAGAACTCGAATATGTCAGGGACGATGTCGTGTTCACGACATATTTCGAGAACCTTACCGTAGACGAAAAGATAAACCTTCTTGTCGAAATAGGCTACACTCTCGGCGAGATATGCAGTAGGATTGGCGTTACAAGGCAGGCTCTTTGGCTCAACCGACGCAATTCGATAGGTAAAAAGCCGTCGAAGAGCAAGAACGTCCACACTTCCGTGTACAAGCTCAACATGCTTCTCAGGAAGAACGTCTACCAGATGAAGATTCAGGGGATAAAGCTCCTCAACTACAAGAAAGCACCGTTTCTCGTCCTCACGCCGTCAGGTTTCAGAAGGTGCAGCGGAATCATAGACAAGGGCGAAAAGGAAACGTTCGTCATGTCTGTCGTAGACTGTCCGACATTCGCCGTGTCGAAAGACCATTTGGTCGAGATGGAAGACGGGACGTTCGAGTTCGCGGAGAACATCTACAACAACTTCAAGATGGGTCTGTTCGACAAGAACATAAAGACAATCTACGGTCCAAGGCAGCTCGTCACGATAAGAGAGGGCGGATGGCTTCGCATGTGTGACCTCGAAATCCAAGACCCGTCGCACACATACTTCGCAAACGACGTTTCCGGACACAACTCGGGCAAGTCGCTAATCGTCTCCGAGATAATCATAAACGCAATAAAGAGCAGCAATTTCGACTTCGTATTCTATCTCGACTCGGAGGGTGGAATACTTGCGGAGAGATTTACGTCGGCACTCACCGAAGACGAGCAAAGCAAAGTGCTCCACATTCCAGTCGAGAATACGGAGGACTGCACCGTAAAGCTCCACAAGATTTACGACGAGATTCGCAAGCAGTTCGACGCCGCGAAGGGAGACCCAGAAAAGGAGCCTCATGTAATGGTGGTGCTCGATTCGTTTTCGGGACTTGAGAAAAAGCAGTTTGTCGAAGACGCGCTGAACGAAAAGGTCGCTGGAGACATGGGTCAGAAGGCCAAGGCCAAGAACGCGATGATTAAGTCGCTCATGATGCCAGTCGTAATAACCGGATGCCCTCTTGTTCTGATATGCCATTCGTACAAGTCGATGAGCGCGATGGGACCGCAGAAGTTCAACGAGCTTTCAGGCGGCGAGGGAATCAAGTATGCCTCCCACATCGTGGTTCAGTCGACCAAGTCGAGGAAGAGGCAGGAGGACTCCGCGCTCGGTCTCAAGGGTGGCAACTCCTATTATGCAGGAAATGCGATAAGGTACATATCGTACAAAGACAGGCTTGTCAAGGAAGGTCTTGAGACGACGATGTACGTAGACCTGAATGAGGGTATAAGCAAGTATGCCGGACTTTGGGACGATGCAATCCGCCTTGGCTTCATAAAGCAGTCGGGGGCGTGGTACCAGGTTCCGTCTTATTCAGACCCCGAAAAGAAGTTCCGCAAGGACGACATCGCCGAGAACGACGAGATTTGGAATACGTTCATCTATGACATGGACGAGCTGTTCAAGTACGAGACGCAGTACGGTCACAAGAATTTTGACGAAACCACCGCAAAGGAATATCTTGAAAGTCTAAAGAAGACCGCCGACGCTTCGAAGAAGACCTCCAAGGGGACGAAGTAATGGCATTGTTTAGAAAGAAAAAGGACATCAACCTTGGGAACGTCTCGATAGGCGACGGCGACGTTCCTTCCAAGGTGGATGCAGACGACCCCTCTGTGCAGAAAAGGCAGAGGGAGATAAAGGAAGACACCAAGAGGAAAATAGAGGAGTACCGGAAGGAAAACCCCGAAAAACCGAAGACCGAGAAGAAAACCGAGCAGATAGACGCACCGCTTAGGATAAAGAGGTCTCTTGGTTCTTTCGACGACGAATACGTCGATATTGCTAAGCGATATCTTGGTATGCCGAACGACCACAAACCGACCGTCGTAGAACTTTCCAAGGGGATAATAAAGCTTTTTGAGGATAATGCCAAGCTTTACAGTGAATTATCGAAGCTTAGAGAAACCTCAAAAGGCGTCATGAAAAATTCACCAAAGCATTCTTGGGAACACAACAGTTCATGGAATTGATTTTATCAACGAACTGTGATACAATATTATTCCGATGGCATTGTCAGCTATAGACAGAGAACGCGAATTTACAGACGAGCAGGTTTCTGAGTGGATTCTGAACAAGATATTCCACGACATATCGGTACTCGACGTTATTTCGACGATTAACAACAGCAGATGGTATTCCAACGAGATTATTGGAATACTGATTGGTGTAGTCGTTGCGTCCTACAAGAAGCATGGCGTCATTCCAACGCAGGACGCCGTTATCGGAAACCTCAAGTACCTTGTCGAGACTGGCAGGGTCAAGGAGGACATAAACGAACTTGTGTCGACATTCAAGAGGATTGTGAATTCCTCGATAAACGTCGACAATGATACGGTAACGGAATCCATAGAGCTTTTTGTGCAGGATTCCGGTTTGTATCGTGCGGTCGAGGACTATACGGAAAGCCGTCTGCTCGGAGACCGTGGAAAGAAGAAACTGAAATTTTCGGAGACGCTTGCACAGATTCACAAGTTCGAGGACTTCAAAATCGACACAGACCTCGGATTGGACTATTTTTCGGAAGATGGTCAGAACAGCCACTGGGACTTCCTTACGAACCCCAAAGCAAAGCTGCCGACTGGAATAGAGTGGATTGACAAGGTCACTTCCGGTGGAATATATAGAGACGGACACTTCCTCGGCGTTGTCGTAGCCGCACCAAATGTCGGAAAGAGCATAATCCTATCGAATCTCGCATACAATTTCCTGCAACAGGACTTAAAGGTGCTCATAATCTCACTTGAGATGTCGCAGAACGTCTACGGTAGGAGAATAACGAGCCTTATAGCAGATTCTTGTATTGACACGCTTGGGTTCTATGTTGAGGACGCAAGGGCGAATATCGAGAAATTCCATAAAGAGCATCCGAACGCACAGCTTATAATCAAGGAATGGCCGTCTGCTGGCGCAACCCCAAACACGATAGACGCCTACCTCGAAACTCTTGTGAACAAGAACTTGAAGCCTGACGTAATCGTCCTCGACTACCTCAATCTTCTTAAGCCGTCGAACCACCACTACACCGGCGACAAACAGTACATACAGGTTGGATACATCACAAAGGAGGTTCGCGGTCTCAGCACGAAATATGGAATTCCGATTTTCTCTGCGACGCAAAGCAACCGCGCAGGCTACGAGAACACCGAAACGTCGCTGACGAACATAAGCCAGTCCACGGCTGTCGCGGAGGACGCTGACTTCATCATGGCTGCTTATAGATTCGACGAGGACATGATGAACGGCATACTGAGGATGAAGGTCATCAAGTCGAGGCTTGGCGGAAAGGACTATCCTGCCCACCAATACCAGATTGACAAGGATACGCTTCAGCTAATAGACAGGGGGGATGCTACAATAGATGTTGACGACAGTGTCGATTTGAACGAGTTGATTTCCGGTGCAAACGGCAAAAACAAGAAAAAGGTCGGCTCAAAGGACAAGAAAAAGAATGCTTCGGCCGATGATGGCGAGAAATTTGCAAAGCCCGTAATCGACGACAACCAAGACGGAAGCAGTTTCTCCAAGTCGCTGTCGGCGGCGAGCGACGACTTAGATAAGGAATTCAGCTTTGTTTGAAAATATAATTTATGGCAGAAGAGTGGTTCTGCCAAATGAAATTTAAAATACACGATGAAACAAACGACTGCGACATCGAGCTTACGGTAATCTCGTTCGTAAACGGAATTGTCATAGGAGTAGACGAATCCCTTACCGAAGATGAAGAGCTTGACAACTATGAAAAGATAGAAAGGCAGAAGATTGAGGCTTCAAAGTCGAATGAACGCAAAAAAGGCAGAAAAAACCCGGAAGACAACCTCGGAGACGCGGTTGCGACCCTCAACACTGCGGAAATCGAAAGGGGTGTCGATTTCGAGAACATCTTCAGGAGCGTCGGCCAGACCCTTGAGGACAAGAAAATTGGGTATTCGGAATTCTTCAAGGACGCCGAGCTGCTTGCAAACTACTGCGAGTACTACAACTACACGCTGTTGAACTTCATACGACTGTTCATAGAGCACAAACCGGAGATAATGACCGTCGATTTTATAAAGAAGCATATAAAGCCGATGGTCTTCGAGATGCAGAAGAGAAAAGCAGATTTTGAGAATGAAGTTGAAGGATGCCAATACCGAAGAATTTTTGCCCATCTGTAACATAGGGGACGTTTCGCAGTCTTCCGTGGCAGAACCAAGCGACGATGACATAAACTATGTTTACAACCTGTTCGACGCGGAGAAGATGAAATACTTCCACAACGTGTTTGTAAAGTTGAACAGGGATTTCAGAAGAAGAAAGAACTCGAAACCGGAAGAATGGAAGAATTTCTCAGAGGTGATAAAACTCTGCAAGATAAACAATTTTGACCTGAAGTGCTATCTGAAGTACTGTTTTCTAAACAGGCTTGTTCCGAAATCGAGGGGGAAAATGCTCTCCGACATATTGTATCTGAAGAACACACCTCAGATTATCGACTACGCAAGGAACAAAGAGAAAATTGAAAAACTGTATTCCATATATCGTTCGATACAGAAATCGATACTAATAATACGCAAAATAAAGAAAGAGAACGGGGAAACTGCGGCTCAGTCGATAAAGAGGGTTCTTTCTTCGGAAAAACTTGCGACATACATATCAACTGGACTTTTTTCTCCATATTTCATCGCTCTCATACCAAAAGCAGACATCATAATCCACAAGATTCTCGGAAGAAACTGCGAAGACGGAACGATATTGATTGATTTTTGCAACAGGATAAACATATACGGACGGAACGCCATTGAGTCTCTGTCGATGTTCTACCCAAATTCGATGACCAAGACGATAGTGGAAATGTGCAGTTGACTCGAAACTCCGTTTATGCTATAATACAAAACGTTTGATACAAAAAACACAGTAAGGAACAAAATCACTATGAAGTTGATTAACAAATTGGACGAAACGGTAGAGAAGTCTCTCTACTCTGGACAGGCTACGAGAAGCAACGAAATGTACCTCCGCCCTGTTCCAAAATTCGACGAGAACGGCAAGGAACTCAAGAAGTCCGAACGCTACTACGTGTTCAGACTCCTCTATTTCACAGGCGAGGACCGCAACTATCCGTTCATCGTCCGCGACGAACACACTTTCATAAAGAAGGATTTCTCCGGAAACATCAAGGAGATAAAGCGCATTTGCTGCCCCAACACCCTTTGGGCGAAGAAGAAGATTCAGGAGAAGGTCGACCGCGACTACTGCCCGATATGCAAGTTCTCGTTCGAGCAGAATTCCGAGGGATGGAAGAACTTCAAGACGCTTGGTCAGATTGACGAGACTTGTCTCAAGACTGCCAAGGAGACCCAGAGGCAGTGGGCGGCATATCTGCCGGTTCTCGTGATTTCCGACCCCCTCTACAAGAACAACAACAATCACTTCCGCGTTCTCAGGCTTTCAGGAGACGATGGAAAGGCGGCGTTCATTCGAATCAAGGAGATGATTGCCGAGGCGAACAAGCTCGGAATCTCCATATTCAACGGAGAAGAGGGTGCGAACATCGCAATGCTCTGCGAGAAGGTTCAGAAGATTAGCACCAGGAAGAACGGCGAGCCGGTCATCGACAAGGCTACCGGAGAGCCTAAAGTCTATATGGCAAACTGCGTTACGGACGTACAGCTGATGACGAAGAGGCTGCATTCCTACAACATCGTGACCGAGGCGAATCTCGAAAAGCTCGCATTTGACGAGACATACGGCGTTGCGGCTACGAAGGAGCAGTTGCAGGCGTTTCTTACTGAGAACTATCTCGACAACGGTGCGTCCGATTCCGACTTCGACGAGGAGTTCGGTTCCGAGGAGGACTTTGCCGGTGAAGCTGATAAGAGCACGATAGACGCGAAAAAGAATGTGCAGTCGGACGAAGACGATGAAGAGGAGCCTGCCGAGGAGGTAGACGATTTCGGTGAAGACGGCGTTGATGCCGAAGAGGAACCAGCTGAGGAGGTCGATGAGGAGACGGATGAAATCGACGAGGATGAGCAGGAAGCCTCCGAGGAGTCCGATGACGACGAGTTTGCCGACGAGTCCCCACGGGATGCGATTGCGAGAATCACAAAGGGTCGCGTTTCGACCGCCGCAAACACATCTTCCAAAAAGGTAGCTGCTGCTGTCATGGAGTCTGTTGCAGCACCGAAAAAGGTCGTTGCTCAAAAGTCTGTTGTCGCGAAGAAGACTTCCATCAAGATGAAGAGTCATGCCGATTTGCCGAAGGACAGAGATAGCATTCGTGACAACTCTCTTGACATCGACCCAGACGAACTTCCATTCTAAGATTATGTTGTTTGTTGTGTCAAACATAGCCTCCTACGGACATCGTAGGGGGCTTTTTTGAATGCTAAATATAGCAAATAGCATCAAAAAATGGGAATTCACACTCCTATAGACAGACGTTTTCGGTTCGGTGAACTGTATGGCATAAAAAAGTCATACAGCGACATGAACAGGTCTATAGAAGAATCAAATATGGAGAAGCAGCTGTTTGACATGATGCTATCCCATATGGTCGAAAGCGGAAACCTTGAAAAGATTGAACGTTTTGCGAAGAAAAACCGCGCTTTATGTAATTTTGTAACAGAGAATTCAATAGTTGAGTCAATAACGATGATGAACGAAAAGACAAATGGACTCAACATTCCGAAGGTAGTGAAGAAACGTGCATCCGAAAAATTGAGAATGGCTGTTAGCGACAAAGCTCTTTCGATAAAGACCAATGAATATAAACTACCATCGTTTAGCAAACCTGAAGAAGAGCCGACAATATACGAGTCTGACGATGATGAAGACATTTCGATTTCTGACAAAGAGAGCAAAGACATAGACAAACTCATAAACGACATTGCGATAAAGCAGGGAATCGTAGGAAACAACGAGATTATACAGTCAAAGACGGACGCCGAGTTCGAAAAGAATTTAAATTCAAAACCCGAAGAGCAGAAAAAGCACAACTATTCAATAAGGGGTGTAATACTCGAAGCCATTGCTGGAAACGAAAAGAAGACAAAGTTAATCCCGCCAACTTCAATATACAGCTATCAGAATGGCGAGCCGAAGGATTATCTAAACTCGACGATGAAAAACGTCGTAAACGGAATAAATGCTATTTGTGGATTGAATTTTCCGGAAAAAGATTATATATGGCTTTCATCAGGAAGACCTGTTCCGTTCCTCAAGTGCGAAATGGTCGTCAATTCGGATATGGTTAAGGGAAATAGGCTGCTCAATGCGTATTTCGGTCCTGCCGGCGAGTTCAAGGACTATCTATACAGGGCGGATGGTACTCCAAGAATAGAGCAGTCAAAGGCAATGTCGATGTCTGCGATAGACAGAGAAGTAAATGCAGTTATGTCATATCCGATAATAAGGGCGTACACGACTTTGATTTCATGGGATATCGTAAACGGCGAGGAAGTTCTTAGAGAGATTTCTTCAGAGGACTTCAACGGAACCGGAATACGAATCATTAATTGACGAAAAATCTTATTGCAGTTTTTCCACGTTTGTGCTATAATAGATAGCATGAACAAAAAGTCTCAAAAGATTCAAACATCTTCCATCATATCTAAACTTCGAGACGCGAACGACGCCTATAGAAAAGGTTGTCCGTTCATGAGCGACACCGAGTACGACAATCTTTTAGATGAATTCAAGAAGATGGTCGAACCAGATGCCTACGAATTGGTTCGCACATCGCTTATGGAATCGGGTGGAGAGGTAAAGCATCCGTATGTTATGGGTTCTCTCGACAAGATAAAGGCTTTTGACAAGTCGGCGTCCATTGGAGAATGGGTAAAGAAGAATGTTGTCAATACCGGGGACTCCAAAAACGGAATTTTCATATCGTCAAAGATTGACGGCTGCTCCGCTAGAATCACATACAGCAATGGCTGTCTTGTCGGTGCTGTTACGAGAGGTGACGGATATAGTGGCTTCGACATACTCTCAAAGGCACTTCTTTTTGTCCCAAATACGCTTAATTCCTCTTTCAGTGGTGATATTCGCGGAGAGATTACCCTTACAAACGAGACGTTCGACGAACTCAACGAGATTTCGAACTCCGAGTACAAGAACATAAGGAACGCCACTGCCGGACTCATAAACTCAAAAGACCACACGGACGAGGAATATTCGTTCCTCAGGTTCTTTGCTTACGAGATAATGGGAGACAACGAGCATACGAAGAAGGAGCAGTTTGCGATTCTGAAAAAGCTCGGATTTGAAACAGCCCTTTCGACGGAGCTTACCGACGTATTCATATTTGACGACATCAATTCTCCGAATGCCGACGGCTCTGAAGACGCGATAGACAGAGCACTTCTCAAGGTATATAACGAATTTTCCGAACAGGCTCCGTTCGACATCGACGGATTGGTCGTGACCGACTTAAACAATTCGCATACCTTTGAAAATGTAAAGATTCCTGAATACACGGTTGCGGTAAAGTTCAACCAGCTCACCGCAAAGTCCAGGCTCATCGACATTATATGGAATGTATCGAAGTCCGGCAGACTTTCGCCTGTAGGCGTAATCGAGCCTGTGGAACTTGGCGGTTCGACAATATCCAACGCGACGCTCAACAACCTTCACTTTATAGACGAGCTTGGATTAAGGCTTGGATGCATAGTGACGATACTCAAGTCTGGCGACATAATACCGAAAGTCGTCGGCGTAGAGCATGTGGACGCCGCAATGGAAGTCGACATATCGCGTCCAATATACTGTCCATCGTGTGGTAAGCATCTTCAGTATGACGAAGACGCTCTGTTTCCAATGTGCGTGAACGAGGATTGTGATGGAATAGTGTATGCAAAGGTACTCCACTTCCTGAAGCAGCTCAAAATCAAAAACGTGAGTCTCAAGACGATTGCAAAGTTCAACTTGAGGAAGATTACCGACCTACTTAAACTTTCGGACGACGGAGGTCTTGTCAAGACCAAGTTCATAGCAGACATCAACAGACTGATGTTCGGTGGTTCGAAAAGGGACATCCTCTGTGCGTTCGACTATGACGGTGTTTCGTCCAAAATTATAGACAAGATGATAGCTCATTACGGTTTCGACAAGCTTCTTGAACACAATTACGACGAGCTTTCGAAAAATTTTCCGTATGGAGTCGGAGAGAAGTTCCTTAGAAAATTCTGCGAGGGGTTTGCAGAAATAGAAGGAGACTACAAATCCATAGTCGAAGACCCAAGGTACTACGGTGGCAGCATTTCGGTCGAATCCGCAGTGCAGGACGGCGGTGGAATACTTGGTGGAAAGGGATTTGTCGTCACCGGAGCACTTGAGTCAATGAGCAGAGACGAATTCAAGATGTCTGTTACGAGGAACGGCGGCAATTACCAGTCGTCCGTCAGCAAGAAGACTGATTATCTTGTGTGCAACGATGAATCCTCTGCGACGACGAAGGTTAACAAAGCCAAGGCACTTGGTGTTCAGGTCATAAACGAGGCAAAATACCTCGCGATGATAAGGGATGGTTCAGATGGCTTCGCAATTTTCTGATAACACGGCGGAAACAATATGCAAGTTTGACGACCATTTTCTCAAGCTGCTCGAAGTAGACGGCGGCTTCGTCAAGCGTATGAAATATGGCAAATTCGTCAAAAAGGCGAAGGAGTTCTACCATGCATATGTAAAGAAGTGCAACGAGTACAACACCTATATGGACTTTTTTACTCCGCTTCTGTGGTATCTTGTCGGATGCGGATATGGGTATGACCAGTCAGCAGCATACCTTTCTGAGATACGCGGCGGAATAATCGAACACCTGAGGAAGACGCTTCCTGCGGAAATCCTCAATAACCTTGGAGACGATTTTGGTCAAAGTAGTTGATATGGCGTGGATTGCGGACAAATCGCTCGACCTCTATTGTGCGTCGTTGCCGAAGGAGTCCGCAGTCGAATCGAATGTAAAGTCGAAATATCGCTCGAAGAGCGTTGCTTCTTCGGTCGGAAAGATATTCTCTTCCGTTTTCGATTCCGCGATTTCAGAGTACTCCAAGAAGTTCGACAAGGTATTCGTAATAGTTCCCTGCTTTCCAATGATGAGAATGAGGCAGGCGTCAATCATTTCCAGGTTCATCTGCATGGATAACGGTTTCCTTGCTGAGCTTGGCGTAAGTTCAAACCAGTTTCAAGAGTTCTTCGAAAAGTTTATAGTTCAAAAATGCCGAAATGAATATCTTACCAAGGATGACACGGTCGAAAACTGTTTCATATTAAACGGAAGGGGTGTTCTTCTAAAAGACTGGGTCGATGCAATAACAGACTGCTACGGCTCCTCTTTGGTGGACTTTTCAAAATCTCCGCCATTCGACAGTAATCCCTGCTTCATCAACACGATGAAGCACGAATTCGGCAATTTCACGGAAACGACGGAAGAGATGAAATTCAAGTTAAGGGAACTGCTCAAAAACTTGACATAAATTCACCATTCTATTACATTTTTTGTCGAAACAGATTTTATTTTTAGTATAATCTATGCTATTATTATATCAGTTTAGCTGAATAATAGCATAGAAACGTGCATAACAAAAAACATAAACAGTCGGATAGAAAACCGAGGAAGATTCGGAACAAGACGGTTCGTTGCCACAGCAAAAGGGATGGCTCGACGCAAAAACTGTATGCAATAGCCGTCAATCGTTTTTTCGGAGGTTTCAAGGACAAGGACGAACGGTTCAGGATTCTCTCAAAGGAAGAGGAACGCGAACTTATCGAGAAATACAAGGACGACAGGCAAGAACTTGAAAACCAGCTTGTGATGCATAACATCTTTCTTGCGATAGGCTTTGCAAGCAAGCAGCAGTATAGGTTCAAAGACTTCGACGAGCTTATCGCACTATCAATGTACGGACTTAGAGATGCCGCACAGTCTTTCGACCCGTCGAAGGGGTGGAGATTCAACACATACGCGGTATGGTATCTTAAAAAACACGTATTAAAACGTTTTTATGTCAAAAAAGAATATTATATAGCGAACAACACGACACTGTACTTGGACGATACAGCAAATACGGACGGAGACGACGACGGAAACGACTATGTATACGGAACCCTCAATTCGCAAATTGAGCCATCTGTCGAGGAACTGTATGCAAAAAATGAAATGCTCTCTCAATTGGAGAATACCGAGCACGAGGCTCATATGAAAAACATGCTTTCGAAGATAGTAAACAGCGTTGCGACAAGTTCATTGAGCGAGATTGACAAGAAGATATTCAACATGGTGTTTATCGAAAAGGACAACATAAAGACGATATCAAACGAACTTGGGATATCCACGAACGAAGTAACCAACGGAAAGAGAAGAGTTCTTTCGTACATAAACGAGAATTTTTCCAAAGAAGAGGTATTCGCCGCATAATTTTCTTTGAATATACTTTAGTTCAAGGAAACATCTCAAATGAGCGACGAAAAGACGACTGAACAGCAAAAGCCGGTACAAAAGAGAAAAGGCAATCCGTTCTGTATCAACATATTCCCTGCCGATACAACAGGGTGTGACTTCTATAGAAATTTCTGTCCAAGAGAGACTGTTGAGCACTGTGTTGGAAATATAATGTTCAACACGTGCAGAAAATTCCTTGTCGACGACAATTTCTTCAGGGGAATCAACGTCAACATACTCCAACGACAGGTAAACAATTCGCAGTGTGAATATTATCTCAAGTACATCGTTCCGATGAGCAGGAAATGCGGTTCGTGGATTGTATACAACATCGACGACTGCATATTCAAGGACGACATTCCAAGGTACAACAAGGCTTGGGAGGTGTACCAGGACGAACAGTACATGCAGAACGTCTACAAGATGCTCAACGCATCGGATTTCGTACTGGTCACTACGGACGAGCTTGGAGAATACTACACAAAGCGTTTTGGAGTAAGCGAAGATGCGATAATCGTCATTCCGAACTATCTTCCTAGGTGGTGGATTGAGCACTGCTACGACCTTGAGAAGAGCATCATGAACTTCGAGAAGAACAAGGCGCGTCCAAGAATCGGTCTCATCGGCGCACCATCGCACTACGACGTTAACAACAAGAAGATTGACAATGACATCACATCGATTCTTCCGTACATAAAGAAGACACTCAAGAACTACAGATGGGTCGTGTTCGGCTCCAAGATTCCCGAACTTGAGGAATACATAGCGAGCGGCGAGATAGAGTTCCATGGCGGAATCGACATTCTGCACTATCCGGACAGGGTTTCGCGGCTGAATTTGCAGTATGTCGTCGCTCCGCTACAGGACAATACATTCAACCGCTGCAAGTCTAACATCAAGCTTACGGAATCGTGGGCTATGGGAATAGGGTGCGCGGCACAGGACATCTGCGCATACAACAAGTAT